TCTTCAAGAGGCGTCCCCTTCTGCCCCCACGGGAACGCGTACAGCACGAACTTCAGCGGGTCGTTCTTCAGCGCGGGCGTCCACAACCGCGCCATAATCTCCATCTCGTCCTGAGCCGAATAGATTGGTTCCTGCACGGTCTGTGTCCTCTATGACAGTAAACGCCCCTTCCAGCACCCGCTGCTGGGCCATTTCCAAGGCGTGCTTGACCGATATGGTCTGGTCTATGTTGATGTCCACCGCTGTCTTGGCGGTCCACCCATGCGCGTGTTTCAGGATCTCCAACGCCGCCTTGGCGTCGCCCGCCCGCGCCGCCTCGTGCAGTATGCCCGACACTTCCATCTCGCCGTCAGCGCGCCCTTTCTGTTCCGCCATCTCCGTCAGCGGATCAAACTCGCAAAGCTGCCGATACTCAGATGGACGCATTCCGGCGGCCAACGCCAGCGTGTCGCCTTTGAGCCCGTTGCGCGCCGCCCAATAGATAGCGTCGAGCCGCGCTTCGGTTGCTTGAAGCTTGCGCGTGTCGTGTGGGAGCGTGTGCCATGTCATGTAAGACATTTTATATTTAAAAAAAATTGTTTGCAATCCCTCCGTGACCGTGACCGGGCGGCGCAAGGCCCTGCCCCCCGCCTTGAGCTTGGCAATAATTACATAACCTTGGCAATAGCCCCATAAATTGCTGCGCTTAAGTTGCTAGAGCATAGCAATAGCCTCATGAATTGTCATGTTTGTGTTGCAACACAAGCACAGCTATACAACATGACCATGGCAATAGCTACATGGCCTAGGCAATAGCCATTGTGCTGGTCAAGTTGCAGCATAAGCTAGGCAATAGCAGCTAGAGCATGGCATTAGGCATGGGGCTCGCCTGGTCGCGCGCCGCAATGGCGATTGTCTTTATTGTCCGATTGCAATCAGGTCGCATCACGTCGCGCACCGATTGTCCGATTGTCTTTATTATCCGATTGCATTCGGGTCGCATTGCAGCTTGCAAGCGGCTTGCGGCGCGTCTCACGTCGCGCGCCGATTGTCCGATTGTCCGATTGCACTATCAGGTTTCAGTCGCGCCAGATATAAATTACTGTTACTATATATGTTACACTTTTTTTTTTTCTTTAGGGTCACTACGTCTAAAAAGATAATAAGACATAAAAGCCCGGAAAACCGGCGCTTTTACAGCCGCGCACCCATACAATAAACCGTCAATCCATCATGCATTTTTTTTGTCATTCCTGCAATTTTCCGCTTGCTAATGCTCAAAAATCGTTTACAGTGATCCTTGTCGAAACGGCGCAAACGACGCCACAAACTAGGGGACGCAAAATGACTACCGCTCTCTACTATATAAAAGCTGTTGCAATTATCGCTCGCCACCCCGTGACAGTCCTGCGCCACGAACGCGCGCGGCATATCCTGACTCAAATTGCTGCTCGCAATTTTCGCCTTCATTGGTTGCGCGATGTGGCGCGCGGCATATCTTGATTGACGTTCTGAAATGCGGGCGCCCACGGGCGCCCCTATTCCAGAGCGCCAATCAAGGCGCCGACTAGGGAACCGAACATGCACTACGCACACGATCATCTGCTTGACTTGGCAAAAGCTGAATTCGACGCGCGCGACAACCTCGCCAACACCTTCGTGACCATCGCGGAGATTGCGCCAGACCGCGCGCAGGATCTGGTCAGCTTCTACATTCGCAAAAAGCTGGTGAAGCTGGACCGTTCAATGCGCCGTTACAACGTCAAACACGGCGCGTATCTGGACCGCGATTTCATCGAACATTATGCCGCCCACGGCGCGTTCTAAGAAAGGGTAAGACAATGCTTTACATTTATGGTGACGTGACTGAAACCAAAATCGAGCGCGCAGTGGAGCAGGCATTTGACCGCGCAGACGCACAGTTGATGCGCGGCGAGCTGACGCAAGACCAGTACGATGATCTGTCAGACCAGATCGGAAATGACGCCAACAGGCTTTATCAGCAGTTCGTCACGCCATTCGCGCATTTTGCCGGTGTGCGCCGCTAACAGGTCGAAACGGGCTCCCGCCCGTCACGGCGTAACGCGCCGTCTGACGAGACCAAAAAAGGATCGAACAACATGAGCACTTTATACAACGGCTGGACGAACTACGCCACATGGCGCGTCAATCTCGAAATCTTCGACGGTATCGACCCGACCGAAATGGGCTGGCACAAGCTGGATCTGTACGACCTCGCCGACACGCTACAGGAGTACGCTGCGGAAGTCGTCACGATGGGCGCGTCCGGCCTTGCGCTGGACTATGCGATCGCCTTTATGGCCGACGTGAATTTCCGCGAGATCGCGCAGCACTTCGCCGACGATTTCGACCTGATCGACGCAGACGAAGACGAAGACCGGGGCGTTCTGGAAAGCGCCGCGTGGTACGACACCAGCGCTGAGTTGCGCTAGTGCGCGTGACACCCATTCGCCCCATCGCCCCCACGGCGCGCCATCCGGCGCGTCGCCCCCCGCTCCCGACACAACCGAAAGGCCCCGCACATGATAGCCATCCTAGAAGCCCTGCTGACCCTCGTAAGCCTAGCAATAGCCGGTGCCCTTCTGGCAATGGCGTTCATATAGATCTGGAGGTCTGACCATGGCAAAGCGCAAGAAAACCATCGCCGACCCGCACGCCGACCAGAAACCCTATCCCCACCTCACCGGCTTGGACCGTTACCGCCGCGCGCCCGACCCCGACCGTCACGCCTACGGCGCCGCCGTCATGGCCGCCGTGCGCGCCCTGCAGGCTCGCGAACTGGCGCGGGAGCTACCCTCGCACCCGTGCCCCTGCGCCTCCGGCGTGTGGGCGAGCGATGGGCAAGAGATCCTGCGCGCGGTGCGCGCCCAGAACAGGAGGGCGTGATGCGCGTCTTGATCGCCTGCGAATATTCCGGCGTAGTCCGCCGGGCGTTCGCCGCGCGCGGGCACGACGCCTGGTCATGCGACCTGCTACCGTCTGAAGATCACGCGAACCAGCACATCATAGGTGACGCGCGCGACCTGCTAGGCGATGGTTGGGATTTGCTCATGGTCGCGCACCCGCCATGCACTAGGCTTTGCAACAGTGGCGTGCGTTGGCTATCGCGTCCACCCAAGGGCAAGACGCTGGCGCAAATGTGGGCGGATCTAGACGAAGCGGCGGACCTATTCTCCGCATTCTGGAACGCCCCGATTGATCGTGTGGCCGTTGAGAACCCGATCATGCACCGCCACGCCCGCGAACGCATTCGAAACTTTGCGCCCGCATCGCAACAACTTCAACCTTGGCAATTCGGGCATGGCGAAACCAAAGCAACCTGCTTGTGGCTCAAAAATCTTGCGCCCTTGCACCCGACTAATATTGTGGACGGGCGCACCCAACGCGTCCACCGCATGTCGCCCGGCCCGAACCGCTGGCGCGAACGCAGCAGAACGTTCCAAGGCATCGCCGACGCGATGGCCGAACAATGGGGGAAACTATGATCACCACCACCCTACACCCTGACCGCACCCGTTCAGTCTCATATTTTAACCGCCTTTTGGGGCATTATGGGCCGATCACCTATCGCCGATCAAAAGCACGGGCTTGGCGGTGCGTGACCGTCCTGGGCGCGCTGGGCTACGCCAGGAACGAAGCGGACGCCCGCCGCTGGCTCATGGAAATGGTTCCATGAGCGTTGACTATCACTTGGCGCTATCGGATCATTACAAGGCGGTGCGCGCGCGGCTCAACGGCGGCCCGCCGCCCCGCCCGGTCGCCATCGCGCCGCCGCCGCCGCCCGAACCGGAGCCCGAACCGGAGCCCGAACCGTCCGTGCCTGAACCCGCGCCACTGGCGTTCCAATACACCATGTCAGCCGCCCGGCGGATCGCCCAGGCCGCGCTCGTGCCCCACGGCATGACATGGGCCGACGCCATGAGCCCCACTCGCACCCTGCCCTACACCAACGCCCGCGCGGACGTGTACAAGGCGCTACGCAAGCATGGATGGTCGCTGAAGAAGATTGCGATCTTCTGCAATCGCGACCACACCACCATCATGAACGCACTACAACCCAAGAAGGACAAGACCAAATGAACATCACAGACCAAATCCTATCCGATCGCGAACAGACCCACGGGCTGTTTCGTGAAGTTGCGGGCTACTCGCAGGCCATCAAGCAACTCATGCGAACCTCGCGCAATTGGAACAGACTAGACGTGGCGCAGGCGCAGGCGCTGGAGGTGGTCGCCGACAAGGTCGCGCGCATCCTGTGCGGCGACCCGTCCTATCAGGACCACTGGCAGGACGGCGCGGGTTATTTCGAACTGGTGGTGCGCGACCTGGCGCAGGCGCAGGCGCCCATCACCCGCGAGGTGGACATGCCCCGCGCGGCCATGCCTGACCGGCTAGGCGATGAGCCTCTAGACGCGCCTGCGTTCCTGACGGAGGGCCGGGGATGATCCTGCAATTGAACCCAACCATGCCCCTCACCACGCCACTGGGGCGGGCGCTGGCGCACTTCCTGATCGACAACGGCGATGAGCACCACCGGCCAATGGTGGCAAAGCATATTAACACATCCCAAAAACGTGTTAACGAAACGGAGAAAAGTTAACATGACTGATCGTTTGACAAAAATGGTGAACGGATTGCTGCCAGATGGCACATTGATAAGAGCGTGTGAAGTCACGTTTGATTACTTGGAAAAGCAAGACGACCGCATTGCGGAGCTGAAAGCGGCGCTGCGGGAGATAGGTGATGGTGCTGTCGCAGCAGACCGCATCGAAAAGTTGGAGGCGGCGCTAGAAGATATGGCTCAATACATATCCAAAGCTGACTGGATTCAACTCAAGCCAGAAACCCATCAGGTCTGGGATTTGGGGGAAATTGATGACTGATGATTTTGTAAAACAACTGCGTGAAAAAGCATTTCGTGCAGAATCATGTGAAATGCTGGAAATGGCAGCCGACCGCATCGAAAAGCTGGAGGCGGCGCTGCGGGAAATCGTAAATAAAGACACGTTTGGCATGGACTGGGCCGTCAGAACTGCCCGCAAAGCACTGGAGGGGAAAGATGACGTTGATTGAAATGCTTCGCGCCAACGGCAGTTGGGAAGCTGACGCTGCGGTCACAGCCATTCAAGTGCGAGATAGGCGCATCGAGAAGCTGGAGGGGGAGTTACATCACTGCTTTCACCGTATTGAAGAACTACAGGCGGCGCTGCTCGGTGTGATCGCCATAGCGGACAGGGACTGCCCTGAATTTAGATCTGCCAGCAAAGCACTGGATGCAAAATAAACCTTTACACCATCGCGCTGACGTGCGATGGTTCACCGTCAACCAAGGGGAGTATGACATGTTTAAGATTGGTGTAAACGAGCATGACGAAGTCGCCTATGTCCGCATTCAGATCGCAGCCAAGGCTATCGCTGAAGCGGCGCTGCTGGCGTACTACTGCGAAGGCCGCAAGAAACAGACGTTCCATGACGAGATGGAACGCGAGATTGAGGATCTGCTGACCTTGCTGGGCGTTGACGACCGCGCGACCGCCTGCGCCGTTGACGACGCCACCGAAACCTACCAGTATCAGATTGAGAATTTGCGGGCGGCGTTGCGCGTCATCGAAGACACGCCGCCCCGTGAGATTGAAAGCGCGTGGTCCGTCGCGACCCGTGCGCTGCGCGAAGATGATGAACATGCGGCCCGTGCCGCTAAACCTATCCGGTGAGAGCCGGATCGTCGGGGCACCCGCCCCGGCGCGTCAGACAGGCGTCTGACGGTCTAGTCCCTAGTGTTTGTTCGACACGCCCACTTGCCCCCGGTCGCTCACGCAACCGGGGGTCTTTCGTTCAAACCGTGCGACCGGGAAAATCTATGATTTTGTTGGGCGTGCCGGTCTCGCCTTCTAACATGTTTCGCAGCGCGGACTTGCTCATGCGCGCGAACTCTGGCGCGATGTAAACGTGACGTCGGCTAAGGTTCTCCGCAGACGCCACCTTGCCCCGGTCGATCCATCCGGCCTCCTTGAGGGCGTGGAGAAGCGCCGACTGCGGCACCTTAACGCCTGCGGGGGCAGACGCCGCCAGACGGTCACAAATGCCGTAGAAGGGCGTGGCGATAATGCCGCGCCTGAACTCATTAACCCTAGCGCGGATCTGCTCCACGATAAAGCTTTCAGCGATAGACATGCCGTTCTCGATCAGGTTTTCTTTAAATTCCGTCCACATGGGCGGCGCAGATGGATTGAATTCGGACACGTCGCGATCCATTAACCACCGGGCGATGGTCTCGAACCCTCCCGCCCGATACCAGCGCCACAGGTCCTGCGCTGCGCTAGGGTCCATTCGCCCCGCCGCCGACCAAATGCAGAACCAGCGGCGATCGCCACTGCTGATCGAGATCGGGACGGGATCGTTCGTGAACGCCAGCACCATCATGCGGTTGACCATATCATAAGGGTGCAGGCCCTTGCGGTTGATCGGCAGCGTCTCCGGTGGGGCGGCGATGATCGGCTTCATCTTGTTGGCGAGCGCGCGGCGCTGCGACGCTTCCGGCTCCTTCAGTTCGTTCAGGATCAAAATCTCCGACTCCAGCGCGTAACCCCACTGGGAGTTGAGCCCATCGTTGTCCACCAGCCCACGGTTTTTGAGACCTGGGCCGCAGACCGCCCAGATGAAGGGAGCCCACATGGTGTCCTTGCCGGAGCCCTCGTCGCCGCCGTGCAGCACCGCGTGGTTGATCTTGACGCGCGGGTTCTGGAGCTTGTAGGCCATCACGTCGAGGCAATGCGTCAACTCGGCCTCCTCTGGCACCAGCGCCCGGCAGTGGTCGAGCCAGCGCGACACGTCGCCGGGAGCCACGCCGGTCAGGTCAGGCCGGGCGTCGCGCCAGCGGTTGCCGTACACGTCGCCGTCACGCGAGACGAGAACGCCGTCCCCGGCGGCGTAGGTGATGCCGCGCAGCAGGCGGGCGTTGGCGGCGCTACGGTTCTCGTCGTAACAGACGCTGGCCTCAATGCGACGCGGGGTCTTGCCCGTGACGTGGATGGACTTGCAAAACACATGGCGAAAGATGGCGTTGAAGCTGTGACGGCTCAACTCGGTGCGGGCGTCCATGTCAAAGTAGGCGTCGTCTTCGATGACGTAAGCAAACCGTTCGTACCAGCCCGCCTTGTCAACGCGTCCAACCTCCTTGCGGTTGACCTCCTCGATCACGCGGGCGGCCTCGTCAGGGAACGCCTTGGTAGGCGACAGCTTGGACAGAGTGGACTGCATGTGCGCGGCCAGCAACTCGTCACGCAGGCCGGGCGAGACGCGCGGGCCACCGTTGTCATGCACCCACGACAGGAACGCCTGCGTGTTGAAGCCCTCGCAATGGCCGTGGTAGCAGCAGAATGAGCGGTCCAGAGGCTTGTAGCGGGCCCCTATCTGGCCGTCCGTGTGCTCGACGTTGTTGGGGCACACGATGCCCATCCAACCCTCAGGGTTGACGTGCGACAGCACCAGACCCTTGTCGTTGAGCCACTCCAAGACAGTGTCCTTGCCGGTGTCGCGCAGCTTGAACGACAGGACGCGCGCGGTGTCGGCCTCGGCGGGCGTGACGCCCAGCGCCTCGCAGATCTGCGGTAGGGTGTACTCGCGGTCTGGATGGAACTCAACCAAACGTGAACGGAAGAGATCGCGACCGGGCTTCAGATTGACAGAACCGGGAATGCGAAAGTTACGTACAGGGTTGGTCGCGCCGGGGTCCGTGTAGCCTGCCTCCGCGATGGCGGTGATGGCGGCGCTAAACTCACCCTTGGATGGCTGATCGGTGAAGCCGTAGCCCCACTGGAACGACCCCTCGCTGGTCTCCATGATCCATGTCGGCGGCAGGGGCGGGATCTTGGACTTGGTGCCGATGTCGTCCAGCATCATGCACAGGACGTAATCGCAGTTGGCGGCGCTGGCGCTGGGCTTGCCGTCAAGGAACCGTGACGCCATGAACGAGCCGGTGTTGAGATACCATGCCTCACCTTCCGCGCGCGGCTTGGTGGGCATGTACGCGGGCCAGGTGTACTTCAGCGAACCGTCAAGGAACGTCTGCTGCACACCGTCGCGCATGACGGGCTTCTGGCGCACCAGCAGCGCCGTCTCGCCTGCCGGGGCCAGCCCCGTGATGTAGTCGTAGAATTGTTGTTCTTGCAGCATGTCCTACCCCTTCCCATAGCGTGTCATCGTCGTCGTCTCGATCCCTAGCGGCAGACCTGCGGCCCATGCGGGCGGCGTACACATCGCGCGCTGCATGGCCTCCTCGGCTGCTACGGGATCTGCGGTCTCCAGCACAATCTCATCGTGGACGTGCAGAACGGGTTCGAACCCCTCTGCATCGAGCGAACGAAGAGCGCGGCGCAGGATGTCGTTGGCCGTCGCCTGCGTGACGTTCTCGCAGGCCAGACCACGCCATAGGCGGGCGCGGGGCCACTCCTTGGCGTCTGCGGCGGGCTTCCATGCCGCTTTGGCGTAGGTAACGCCGTCTTCCTCCAGCTTGGCGTATGGGTAGCAGAGAATGCGCCCAGACGGCAGAGCGTACCAGAGGTGGACGCCATCGAACAGGTACGTTATGCGCCCGGCGGTAAACTCCTTGCCCTTGTGACGCATGGCGGCGGTGTAGCACCGCTCCAAACTGTCCCAGAATGGCATGGCCCACGGGTTGGCCCTGCGCCATCCGTCCACCATGCGCTTGGCCTCGGGCTCGGGCAGCAACAGGCCGTAGATGCGGCCCATCGCAGCGAACGCACCCACGCCACCAGCGAAGCCGCAGGCCAGTTCTTGCACCTTGCCGACCTGGCGTTGATCGCCTGTCACCTCGGCGACAGGAACGTGAAAGGTAGCGGACGCGTTGACCTTGTAGACATCCTCACCACTGCGGAACAGATCCAGCTTAGCGTCACCCCGACCAGACAGCCACGGGTTGACGCGCGCTTCGATGGACGACCAGTCGGCCACCACCAGAGCGTTGCCGGGCTCGGCCAGCAGCGCCGGGCGCAGCATCTGCTTCAGCACGTCAGTGACGCGCTTGCCGTACTGGGGGACGATCTCGCCGCCCAGCACCATCGTGTCGCGGACTAGTTGAGGTTCCTTCGCGCACTTGCGGGGGAAGTTGTGGACTTGCAATCCAAAGCTTGAAGCACGGCCCGTTGCTGAACCCCCAGAAAAGACAAACGCCCCACGCACTCGTCCATCATCTCGATCAGCAAGGTTAGCTGCGCGTTGGAACTTCGCGACCGACGAAGCCCATAGGTCGTCCGCACATTGTATGACTTCAGCGACATCAGGCGGCACTTCATCGGGGTTTTCTCCAGCCAAAATTAAAAGGTTGCCGCGAACGGACTTGTCTATAGAATACTTGGCCTCGCCGTCCTTGAAGACCGTCATCAACTCCAGCGCCTGCGGCCCGACACGGTCCAGCACCCACTGGCGCATCTTGGGGCTGCGGACGCTGGTGATCGCGCCGTCCGTCACCTCGCGCACGATCTGCTGGATCTCGTCCAGCTCGGTGGTGGCGTAGCGGATCGCGGCATTGCACAACTCGACATCGACGCGGACGCCCCGGTCATTGACGCGCTCGTTGACGTGGTAGTCGGCCAGCTCGTCAGCGGACAGGTCACGCATACCCTTGCTGATCGCGCGCATGGCGCGCACGTCCTGCTCGCAGTAAGCGATCATCTCGGCCATCAGCGTCTGGTCCTGACGGAAGAACCCGTCAGCCTGCGGGACGGACAACAGGCGGATCAGTTGCGATCCCCGGTGGTCCTTCTTCATGGACGCGCC